CACCCTCTCACTTGACTTTGGTCACCGTAGCGCTGTATCGTCAAGCTGTGATGCTCAGATAGAAATAGTGAATTAGTGAAAAATTTTAGAAAATCTAATTAAACTAAACTACTGATTAAAAACAAACCGTGGTTAGGTCTTAGGTCCATGCCCTCCACAGCTTCGCTAGCACACTTTCTGAACACAATGCTAGACTACGCCTTACGTTACGGTAGGACCACGTAAGGTCTTCGTTTACAGTTGTCTCTGGATTTACACATGAAATTAACACTTAGCCTATCACATGTGATTGTTTTCTCAACCGCCTTTTTACTAGGAGGCACGTCCCCTCCTTACTATTCTATCCGAATGCCAACTTATTGGCAGTCCCTCGAAGGCCACCGAAGATACCTCCGGCAATATCGCCCACTACTGGAATTTTCCTAATCCATGATTCCAGCATGCCAAAGAGACCACCTCCATCATTTGCGTTCGAATTAAACCCGTGCTTAATAGAGCGTTGTATATTAGCTACAAACTTAAGCGCCATATCGTCTTTTGGAGCACTCTTGCTAGCATAAGCTGCAACTTGACTCTCCAAAGCTGGCACAAACTCAATATAAGCATTGGTACTAATAGTAACACTTCCTTCTGTACTAATTTGCTGATACAACTGTGTGTCCCAATAATGATTAAATCCAGACATCCCACTGAATAACGGTGTTTGTGTAATCAAAGTGGATTGTTCTTTATCACTGGTGATAATAAAATCTGAAGGATGGGACTCCGCATTCATTTCCTGACCAGTAATTGGTTCAGTGAACGTGGCAATGGTCAATCCACCATGTTTTGCAGCATGACTCGTAAATCCATTCCTATCAAAGTTTTGTAGCTCATTAGGAGTAGATGGGAGTGGTGCTAGCAAAACTTGTGGGTTGGTCATTGTCTCTGTTCGCAAATTATGCTTCAGTTGTCTTGCGCGCTTTGTGCCATCCTCGGGCAAATTAACTTGATGTTTAACATTCATTTTCTTAAAAAGGCCTTGCAAATCATCTACAGTTGTTTCAGACGCCATAATCTCAATATCTTCATCTTCTGAAAAAGACACTTGGCTGACGTCATCTGGAAAGATTTTATGCCTCTCCATCATCTCCTTGGGTACCAATCGCATCATCTCTGGCGTAGCCTTAAACCCAAGTTTCATTAGTTGCACTGCCATTGTGGATACTTCGGAGGCGCTTATATTTTGATGTTCCATCGGGTGTTTTGCAAAGAAAATCATTCCCTCATTGTGTAAAGCACTTGCACTTAACACACTTTTAGTAGAGCGGCCAATTAAGCGAATCTTACTGGCAAGACTCTCTATATCAGCCACTGTCACATCCTGTGCAAAATAAACTTCCATAACAACATTGGGGGGCGGTGTTGCAGGAAACACTCCATCATAAATAGGTATCCACACATTGGTTCTAACCGTTGGTGGTGCACCATTAGCCCAACCTCGCGCAAAAACTTGCCACGGTGTAAATGTCGGATTGGCTGTGATGATTGCATTATACGCATTAGTATTACCCCAGCGAAGAGCTACGTACTCAATTCCTGGTAAACTAGTTTGCGAAATCATCAGGTTCCATTGTGGGGGAGCTACTTCCGGTGGTGAGGCGGTCAGCGTCCAATTAGGCTTACCCACAGTATTAGTAGTAGCCAACTTCTGAACTATCACGCTCCCACCAATACCATCTGGGATCCCACACATTTCATCAATTTGCTCCCACGGCGAACAAGCTTCCACTATAAAATTAGTTGAACTAGAGTGCATAACATTACTGTTCAACTGAGCTAACAATCCTTTGCCCTTTGTTTGCAAATTAGTAAAAGCGCGCTTTCCTTGTTGAACGCGCCTGGGCTTTCTAACAGGACGCGGTTTCGGCCCTCGTGGCTTTACCATCACCTTCTCTGTGACAACCACTTGTTGCTTATTTCTCGCGCGACGTCCGCGCGGTGGTCTCTGGCCTTTCGGTTTCTCCACTACTTTTGTTGTGGTAACAACTTTTTCTCCTCCTTTTGCCATATCTTTTGCTTGTGTTTGTTCAATACTACGTTGAAAATTTTGCGTAACGTTGGCGTCTTTAACCTCATTGGGATTACGCAGATGCACGCCTCGCATCATAAACACATGAAAGAAGGGATCTACAATATGAGCAAAAACATTTTCAGCTGTCTCTTCATCATAGACATAACTCCGCGTCATACGTTCCACAACATCAAACACAATATCCCGATCAGGGTGATTGTAAGCCAACATATAAGCCATACGTGCTCTGGCTATAAAATGCTCAACTGTTGGTTCCTTTCGAAACGCTAAAATTGCTAACACTCTATCCAAGCCTGGTCTATATGCTAACCAACGCTGATTAATGATCACAGTACTAAACTTCAAGAATTCAACTTGATCCAATGATTTCCACCTAGGTAATCCTTTATCAGCCCCCGTGTACGTCATACCAATCTGTTTCATATTCTCAACCATTAGGGAGACATCAAATTGCTCATCACTAGATATTATATTATCATCACCATAAATACTGTCGACGAACTTAAGCTTACGGTACTTCCCCTCCCACTGTTGTATAAGGGTTCTTCTGCTAAATTCGTCTAAATCTTGCATCACAAAGCGATCTATGTCCGGCATCCACAAAGTATATTTCAATATTATCTTATTACCTATACTATTATCCGTTGCTGTGCTCGCATGTCCACTTGGTATACCTCCAAATCTCATGCGCACAGTGCCATCATGGTACACAAGAGGACAAAACGCTAGATCCATATACAAATTCATGATCTTATTAGTGCACCTCGGCGGCATAAATTGTGTGCGCACTCTCGCTATCGCCTTAATCACAGCTGGGGGTAATTTTCCATCCCAATTACTATAATCGCCATCTAAATGGTACATCTTCCTTCCATGCCGATTTAACAATGTCTGCCACCCACCTTGCAAATAATTATGCCCGATTCCTATACCGGTAGTTGCAAGGGTATCAGCTATCTTTGCATCAAACTCCGCGCCTAACATTCGTGCAACTCCCACATAATCAATACCCATTATTACAAAGGCACGAGGGAGACCATTTTTACGCAAGGGTCTTATTTCATCTTTGAATGATATGCCCGCAGGTAGACGCAAAGGTGCTGTATCCAGTTGTTCATATAGAGAATTAAATCGACTAATATAGTCAGTATTCTCAACAATCCACTTCTTTTTCTTTCCACGATATGGAAATCCAGCTGACGTGTTCAAGTTCATAGGGTAAACAATTTCATTTCCAAACACTGATTCTTGAGCGGTTAACGGCTTACACATACTGATTCCAGCTGTCTTAAGCTCGTTAACCACATCAACAATTGCTGCTTCTAAACGAAATTGATCAATATCTACAGGATCTGCAATTCCAAATTTTTCCTCAGCTTCAATGAGATTATACTCATTGAAGTTGGGAGGAGCATATTCAGTTGCAGGGCCATGGGGGTCGCGTTGTAAAGAGGTCTTATAAACGCTCGACGTCATTGTATAACCAATAACTTTTCCTATACCCCCACGCCGAAAATCCATATCTTGAACCCGTCAATAATATGCATTAAATGCACTCATCCATCCCGCAGGCTGTATGAAGCAAATTGGCATATTTTCATTACCAGCATGAATGTACCCAACTATAACGTTGCGCTCCACACTGACGGCTATCCCATTACAACTTCCTCGATCAATTCTGGCATCTGGATTGTCAAATTTCACCCTATATGAGAGACCATTACCTTGGGGCGTGCGTACTTGCTCAGTCTTCACAACCGTCCCCTGAACACCCTCGCGTCCATTATTCGTTGGATCTAAAATCAACACACGCTCACCAATTACGGGGTCAAGGAACTTGACTGACTTCGTCGATACCTCATGGCTAGCCACAAAACGATGCCCCCATCCATCTGGCATATCTTCACCGGTGGGCTTCCAACATACCTTCGATAGCGGATGTCCCCCACTCTCACTTGCCTTAGCGAGATCTACGGGTACAATTTGTGGTTCTCCTGCTTGACTAAAACCACGCGCCCAAACTTTACCCAATCCTTTTAGCGACATATGATATGGCAACAGCAGTCCTCCCAATGTTGAGATTGCATTCCCAATCGACTCCTCATCATTTATCGCATTTTCTTGTGTCGGGTGAAGAGAATAAACTCTTCTCTGTGCAGCGTTTACCTTTACAGCATCCACATTTTGATCCGCTAAATTCTCCATTGTCTCAACGACCGTCTCTTCTACTTCCTTGATACGCTTAGCGATTTTACTCAAGTTAGTAACTTTTTCCGCGTTAGTCAAACGTCGTGTTTCAACAGTGGCCTCTACATCATCCTTCAACAAACCCAACTCATTTCCTAGGTCTTCCATGTCAAGGTGTTGTTGCCGATGTTTTGGTGTCCATGCTTGAACTATATTTTTGGCTCGTTTCATAAGGACGGGCTTATCAAAATATTGCATCGAATTATACCTGTCCACTTTATCACCTCTCAAACCTGACTCCCTGTCTCGCACATCTTGTTCATAAAAGTCAGTGGGGTCATAGGTGAAATGCACTTTCTTTCCATTATGGGTATAACTACCTCCCCAAACGGTGGACTTCCAGGCTTGACCATTTTCACGCTCTCCAATATCTTCCAATCTCTCTGCATGAAAATCACGGTGTTGGCGCTTCATATCTTCCATCCATTTTTCTTCATTATGGTAATCAATCCAATATTGAGTCTTCCGTTGTTTACCTCCCTTAGCTTTGCTCTTCTGTTTACCTTTTGCAAAGTCATCTGCTTCCTCAATAGGGCCTTGGCGCATCTTATACCAAACGATAACTCCAATTACAATCAAACTGGCCACTAGCAGGAGACATCCTAAAGGTTTCTTATTGGAACTCAAATAATTTTTTATCCTCTGGACCAGTCGCGACCGCTCTTCAAAAGCAACATCCTTCATAATGAATTGATGGCCTATCTCTTCGCTAGCGATTACTTCCATATTCTTAAGGTAATCGTAGCACAACTCACGAAACTGTGACTCTGGATAAGTAAAAGTATAATTAACTTCTCTAAACCAACCATCATCTATAGCATCACAGGTGGCATACTTCATCAAGATTTTATGAGGCACCTTTGCATTAGCCTCTAGCGCTTGTTCGTCAAAATGTACATTTGCTCTTCCTACGATTGTGGTCTCATATCCAGCCGTTCCAGATTTATATCCCAATCGTTGAACCCTAGTTGTAATAGTCCCTCGAACAGGCTTCCAACCATCAACTTTAATCAACTTCACCCTATTCATAACTCTATTAAAGAGCTCTTCGGTGGGCAAAATTGCTATATACTTCTCATCCGTATAATCACCAGTTGGAAGAACTTCCACTTGTTTACGAAAATGACCCGCACGCATCCAACTAGGAATTACATCGAATAAACGCGCTGGCTCTTTTAAAACCCGTCCCCGCGAGGCCATTACTAACCACACTGGAACACTAATCATCATAAACAAGCAATATTGGCGGACGAACGCAGCAATTATCATTCTCCCTACACTGGATCCTGCATTCATATAACGCGTCTGAGCCTCATTAAACAACTTAGTGTCTTCTTCTTCACCGATCACATAGTCTCGCTCCTCATAATCCATCCAGTGTTCCTCTGTCCAAGCTTCTAAGTCCTCTGGTTCTTCACGTGCCCAATCGTCAGCATCCCAAAACGCGTTCATTCCTTCCGCGTCGTAACGGGCTTCTCGCTCTAACAGGGCCTCATATCCACTAGGTGCACTATAGCATGCCCATCCATGTGGCCCATCCGTATCGTCAAATGATCGAGCGGGTTCATTGCCAAAGTCCACACTGAGCGACGAAAGGTTTATTTGAACAGAAAAATTTTTATCACCTAAACTGGGATATTCTCTTAATAACCCTTGACGAATATTCAACTCCATCTTTCCCTTCTCCTCAACACACATTCGTTGTGCTGCTCGTGTCATCTCGTCTATGGTCGGTTCCTTTGTTTGCTTATCTCCGAACCTGGTGTCCCACATCAATTTATAATGTTGCCACCATCCGCCGATATACATCTGTTCCGCTTCATCCCACTGAGGTCGATGTTCCGCATCGCACGGAATTGCAGTCCAATCTGGACTTAATCCATCCACGTTCTTCAAGCATTCAAACTCCGCAAAAACTTGTCCTCGAGCACTCAAATTGAGTGTTGAAACAAAAGCATCTCGAAATTTAGTTGCTGTCATCTTCTTCATAAGACTCTTTTGCCTTGCAGCTTTCGTCTTTGAACCTGGACCTACTTGCTCTACCTCAGTGATTTCAGCATCATTTAACTCCCATTCTTTATAAAAAAAAACGGGCCAATGTACCATTGGTAACACGAAGCAGTACCGACACAACCTTCCCACCAGCGCCGAATTCATTCTTAGGCATTCGCAACATGTGGGGGTGCACAGGAACTCGAACTTCATACCGCACACAACCCTTATCGTTTTTATTGAGGTAATATCCCAAATGCGACAGTATCATGCGTAAACCAAATAAGCCACTTTGCGTTTCCCATGACATATCCTGAGCTTCATGGTACAAACCTTGTACTGAAGCACTAATTTTTTTATTTGCCTCTTCTCGTCTAATTTGTTGGTCATGCAACTCTTTCAAAGCAATTGGATCAAAAACCTCGCTATGGACACCTGAAGATATACTACTCCTCCGTGTATTGGTAGTTGGCCCATAATTGAAGCCTATTTCTTTGTAATGCATACCTTCCGGAATCCCTTTTGGCATATCCTCCCCATCAACGCGGGCAGCACCTACTTCTATAAACTCTTCATGGTCTTCCCACACTTGTGCCATCCGTTCTTGACTCTCACAGATCTTAGCATCTCCTCCGCACAGTTCCCAATTACATTGCTCATTATAGCAATATTTATTTGGCACAACTGCCAGACGTGAACCAAACTCACATCTGAAAACCGTAAAACACGACCATGTGGGATATTCCATCTGGTCAGTGGGACGTCCTCGTTCTGCCAATCTTGCCATGACATCCTTCAATTGGCAATCACTATCATGTGAAAAATTCAGCTCGGTTGGCACATCAATACCACACCCACAACCTCCATAATTATTCTCACTATATTGATGAGTGTGTACGCCCTCAACTGAAATTCCACAAGCATTACACTTATGCTCATTTATGGCATACTTCCCTTGGATAAGATTTTGCTTAAACGTCTCCATTTTAGCCTGGACCTTTTTCCCAGGCAGTCGCTTTCCTTTTCCCATGAATAATTCTCTTGTCAATTCTTTGATAGTCTTACCTGGCGCAGGATTAACCATAGGATCCCAATTTCGCTGATTTAAAGCACTACCATCCAAGGTTGCTTGCAATACAGTTGGACTGGGCGTATGATCAATTGGTTGCGGTCCCCTTACAGCTGTCTGCACCTTTAGAATATTTGATCGCGGCACTTCTACGGTTGCAGGATGAAATGTGACATCCTCGTCTCCAACCATTTCCCTTATATAGTGCTTGATCGTATTCCAGTATCCCCGCCTTCAAGGTTTCCATCACCAAATTTTTCGCGTCAAGTATCGTTTGTCGGCGCTCCTTATCCTTACAAAAGAACATGACTCCAGCAAAAGCTGCTGGTAAAACCATTGATAAAATTATCAACAAGTTTTGTGACGATCTCTTGGTTTCTATTTCCGGTTCTGACACTTGCTTTTCATTGCGAGCCATATCTTCAGCCTTTGTCCACAGCTTCGAGCGAATTTTCTTATTTATCTCAACTCTATGTGCAGCATACGTAGCTACTCCTGTCCCGGCTAAGAATCCCACTATAAAAATTAGAGTGGCTCGCTTCCAATCCGTTTTCCACTAGTATCCGATGGTACGCCACACTGTACGCAATACAGTATCCTCTATGATTTTTGTTATCCTATTTAACAGGAAATAAATCATTAGAGC